TGACACGAGCATGCCAGACCTCAGACGCAATAGGTCGCCAGCATCCTAATTTTGAGGATGTTGGGGCCGTGAACCTGCGTCTCACTATTCCGGTGCCTACGGGAGCCAGTATCGAGGGCTTCCAGCACCACGACATCGGCGTGTTCGGCCTACCCAAGCCATCAGGAGGGGATGCAGACAGTCAGGGCAACTCTGCAACGTGTGAAGACGAAGACGGCGCAGCACCATGTGAGTTGGTGCGCACGGACTCTGACTTTGTACCTGGATGGAATGAGGGGGTTGATGTGTTCTTGCTCGGCAGTGAGCACCGTGACGAGTCACACTTCGATTCGTACGGAGGCTGCCCACCTGAGAGCTCCCAGGGCTCGTCAAGCGACGGGGACAGTGAGGCCGACACACCAAGTGAGGACGGTGTGCCTCTCGGTCTACTGGGGAACGCGCTGCGAGCCCGGGCGGAGATACAGAGGGCCATGGGCCAGGTGCCCAGTCCAACTGTAACCATGGAGTGCTCCTTTTGCAGTTGGCTGAATGCGGGCAGGGCTAAGGGATTCATCACCAAAGTTATCGACGTGGCCAACCCTTGCGGGGTCCGCGACCTGTATGTGCTGGACGTCATTTTACCAACTGGCGTCTTGACCACTTGCATGGACGTGTGCGACTCACTTGCAGGGGAAGACAAACCGGCCAAAAACCTCCACCTCCAGAAAGTCGTGCGCAAACTGCGTAGAACCGTCAGCGGCTCCGTCAACCAGGCCGAGTTTAGCTACCTGCAGACGGTGGCGAACCTGGTTGTAATGGCGATGCTACTCGATTCGGGTGATTCCGGGAAGAATCATTGTGACATCATGGGCTACTCGTCTGTCCAGCCTGACTTCAAGGACTTTTTCGCTGATAAGAACCTTGAAGAGGCGGTCGATGACTTGGCAGCAGCAAAGGCTGATGCCGGACATGACGACGATGTAATGGTGTATGCAGTGCCAGCCCCGGAGATTCAGGGCAGTCTCAATGAGACACTGGTCTTGTACGAGACGAATGAGCTTGGGGATTATGAGCTTAAAGAGAAAAAGCGCGTCGTTGGCGCCGTTCACACCGGTGTCGACTTGCTTGGTAAGCCATCCCCAAACGATCATACGAACCCCCTGAATTTCATTGGTGCCGTCTACCGTCACTTCGGAGACAGTGAGACGGCAGTGGCCGCAGGAACCCCGGACGAGTACGTGGTGCATCTGGATCGTAGTGAGAAGTCGGAGCTCACAGCGAACCAGAAGAGGGTGTGGGAGGACTTGATTGACAAGCACGCAGAGGACTTTAAGTACCTCCTCACCAGCGACGAGCAGCGTTTCGACTACGACTTCTGGTCCGATGGCAAGCCTAACTCGTATGCTACTGAGGATTACGAGAAGTGGCTTGGCGAGCAGATGCAGGATGAGAGGTTCTTCGCTGCCGACAATGCACTTAATGAGCTGTTGGCCAATACGAAGGCAACAGCCCGCCACATTCAGGAGCTGCGTGCGAGCGCCGCCTGTAAGAAAGGAGAAGACAGCTCTCGAGCGCGTGCGGTCATCACGCCAGGCGTCGCCGGCAGTGAGGGTCTGCACCAGTGCCGCAATGCGCCGAACGTCAAAGCTCTTGAAGCTCTTCATGCCATCCTGTACAACCACACGAACCTCAAAGGGCTCACAGAAGATACTAAGCGCATCCGGTTTGCCGAATTTCTGCGCGCGATCGCCAAGGGGGCGGTCGGGTTCGGCACGGATAAGAGGTCCAACGATTCGTGCTTCAGGAACGCGGTTTGGAAGATGTGCTGCCGGTACTTGGCCGTAATGAACGACATCTTTGAGGAGTACCAGATGGTGAGAGGCCATGTGTACACCCCGGATGAGCACCTCAGGGAGGACGCTTTTCCTCACGGGAGTCTCGACCTCAAGTACTGGATCCTGAAGTTGACGCCATTACTGGCCATCCTCTTATCTGGCATCGGTCCCACCTCTTTCCTCAATC